CAACACCTTGCAATGATTCTAATGTTATATTCTCCCAAGTTCTATATGCAAAAGTTATAGGTATATCCATAGGTATCATATCGTCTGTCATTGCTTGATACGTTATCTCCCCAATTGTTTCTGGATATACTTCGTGCAATCTTACTCCGTTAGTTAACCTAGTATTATCATTTGGATGTAGTTCGTCTGTTTGTCTAAATTGTCCTAACTGATAAATCTCCATACTACCTATATAACTATCATAATATTCTAAATTGTGTGATGATTGGTCATACATCTTACTTTGCCAATTTTCAAAAAATGCTCTTTGTCTTAAAAATTTATCTCCCATAAACATACAGTCTATTGTAGCACCATAAGCATATGCATAAGGCATTTTTCTACCTGGTCCATAAGTTACGTAATTTGTAGTTAATATATCCCTATGAGGTAATTTAACCTGGGTACACATTAACTCTACATTTCTTGTCATTTGTGATGATTCTAATACATTATTTCCCCTACTTGTTTTTATTGCCGCCATAGCAGCTTTTATCATACTACGACTATCATTAGGTTTGGAAGCTTTATATTCAGGTGGAAATAATCTAATTAAAAATCTATTTGCTCTAGCAACACCTTCACCTTTGTTTATTTCTGTAATAAACTTACCAATAGATGTAAGCTGATTTACACCAGGTTCTTGTTTTGTTAGTCTAGGGTCGCCTTCAACGTTAACCAATGATTTATCTCTTGGAAGTCCTATTCGGATATCCATATTACCGATACGTTTACCTGCTCTGAATATTGCCATTTCTATTTCCTATTCTTCGGGTGTCTTCCAAAATAATGTTGGGAAGGTTCGTAGTTCCATCTATGTCCGTGGTGTCCTCTTACATCAGCATACCACATTCTTAACTTAACTATCATAACTCTCCATAATGTTCTCTTTGCCATTTCTTATCAGATTGCTCTCCTACTGTCTGCCCATACTTTACTTGCTGGTGCTTTTCTAAATTGTTGTACTGGTAAATATACTGCAATAGCCATTTCGTCTGCGTCTATTCTTAAAAAGTTTGACCTTACGTGTCGCCACAAATATTTCTTAATCGTTGGTTGTATCATAGGTATATTTTTAAGTGTACTGTATGTCGCATTTATTCTTGTTGTAGAATCAAATTGTGTATTGCTAGCATATCGTTGTATCTCTTGTAATAATCTAAATCTCATTATATATGGTAAATAGTGAAAATTCAACCCTACAAAACCACCTTTAAATGTATCTACTGGTAAAACTAATGGAAATATGTCGTAATATGGTAATTTCTTTTTAGTTTTAGGGTCATAAAAATACATATTCAAACGTCCTGCACTAGGTCTTTGATTTAGTTTTCCACTTCTCATAAGAGCTTTTGCACTTGTCCTACCTGCTATAGTTTGTACTGCATTCCTATACCATTCGGCTGACTTTAGTACACCCTTTTGTCTATCTACTATGGGTTCAAATATATTTGCCATACTACTATTTATAATGAAAAAGGGCACCTATTACTAGGTGCCCTTGAAGTTTTAACGTTTTTTGAGAGAGAAAGGTTTACTCTTCGTCTGCCAATTTACTAAAATAAGACAACGTATCGTCTTCCTCACTAGCAGGTTTAGAGTTCACAACGTTAGTACTTTTCACCTTGCCATTGACCTGTTGTGGGAGGTCAACTGTTTCAACAGTTTCGGTGCTTCGTGTACCCATAATTATCCTATTCAGTTTCTCTTTGAGTTCGTCATAAGATTTAAAATTACTAGGGTCCACAAATGGTTTCAAAGGATACTGTTTCGCCCATATTGCTTTAATAGCAGTATCTTCACTTGCTACTGGCGTAACACCTTCAAATTCAGATTTGTCGTAGTTCCAATAACCATCAACTTTTCTAATTTTTAGTTTAAAGTTTGCACCTTTCCAAAAATCAAATGGGTTGATTGCCTTTTCATCCGCAAATTGAGGTTGCATTGCTTCTGATATCTTATCAAATATCTTTTTACCAAATTTGTATAAGAAAACTTTGCCTTCATTTTCGGGATGTTTTGGATCACTAACAATATAGATGTTAGAATAGTATGATAATTTTCTTTTTCTCTTACGAGCAATATCCTTATCACTATCAACACCTGTATTCCATAATCTTGTATTATCTTCACTAACTGGATCTTTAGTATTTAAAGTTGTTAATGAATTTTCAATGTACCAACCGCCTTTGTCTTGAAATGCGTGTGACCATACTCTTTGCCAAGGCATTTCTTCGTTGTTAGACGCAGGTAAAAATCTAATAACAGCATAACCGTTACCAGTTTTATCTAACTCTGGTTTCCAAAGTCTATCGTCTTGATACTTGTTTTTGTTTGCTTGATCCTCGGGACCGAGGTTCTTTTCAAGTGCCTTTGTAATCTTATCAAAGTTACTTGATGATGATTTTAATGTTTCAAAATCCATATGTATTCTCCTTTTGTATTAACATATTCGTTGTATTTGTGTAGACTATATAATCGTCTTCATTATTATTTATACACTCACTATGTCTAATATAACATAATTAGAGCATAGAGTCAAGTGTGGTATAATCTATGTACTTCAGGTTAGGTATGCCTTTCCACTCTTCAATAGGTCCATTGACCTTATCCCTGCCATCATTATATCTATTGACCTTATAAAAATGTATGTCTGGATACCATTGGAACATAGTTCTCCATTGGTTGATCCAATTCAACCCTGGTGTTGGACTGTTATCTTTTGCTGTATAATGCTTACTACTCTTGTAGATATTATTTAACTTCTCATTATGACTATGTAAATCGTGTCCTATTAGGTACACTTCACAAGGATTCTCTTTCTTAACTGCAACCAAGCCAGCACTTGCCCCACACGCCCAACCGTGGTCTCTAGGTTCGCTTATATCATCTAATGAGTGTGAATAGTCTGGTTCTTTTATCCAACTAACTTTAATTTGAGCTTGGTCAACTTTCCTTTTAAGTACTGCACCATCTGTCAATACATTTACTACACCTTTTAAATTAGAACCGTGTAAAACATATTCTTTACTATCACCACGTCCATTGGTTATAACAGCACCTTGTTTTATTGCTTTATCTAATTCTTCTTTAGATAAACCATCTTGTATTATTGCGTCATATGTATGAGCAGGCACTTTAGTCCAATTTCTAAAATAACAAGGTATCTTTTGTGCCATACCTGCGTGATATATTTCGTGTATCATTCCGTGGTCTACACCAGTTAATACATCACATAAATTAGGGTGGTCTCTATAAATGGCATTGCAACCATATATCTTACCAAATTCTTTATACTTTAATAAATCTATACCTATTCTACTCTCACCGTTACCGATACAGAATACTCTACTAGACCTCTTTTCTTCTTTAATTTCTTTTGCCAAGTCTTCAACGTCTTCAGATATTATCATTTAAAAGTAGTTAAAATTTATATTAACTCTCCTTGTATCGTTTGTTGTAGTTGAGCTACAATGTGGAATAGTTGGATCAAAAAGCAATGCTCTATTTGCAACACTATCAACTTTAGTACCATCATCAAGTTTTGTATATCCATTGCAAGTGTTTATACTAAACAAACACGCCTTACGATTTAAAGAAGTACTACTCGGCCAATCTACGTGCATATCGTGTTCAATTAGTGTGCCTTGATTAGGATATGAATTCATTTTTACTCTTATTAAAGTACTCAAACGACATCTTTCATCTTTAAGTTCTCTTAATTTTTTCAAAACTGGATTCATTAATTCAAAAGATGTATTAAATGTTGGTCGGTCATTGTCATATAACATATGCATTGAATAAAATGTATGACCTTGTTTTTCACCTCTTCTTACTATTTCGTCATAGTGAAACCAAGGAAAATATCTACCCAATGCCTTTGCACTTAATTCCCTAAAGTCTTCTTTATCTAAAAAATTATCTATGACTTCGTAGAGTTGCATATAACCTCCATTGCCTCTAGTATTTCGGCTATAGTCCACGTACCGTTAATCTTCTTATTAAGATTTGAGTTCACTAGTTATAATCTCCTTCATTACTAATTTAGCTTTCGTCTTGTTAAATGATATAAATGGTTTCATTTTCCGCAATTTTCTGGACATATCAGTCCACACAACTTTTTCCGTAACTTGTTTATCCCAGTCTTTAATAAAACCAAGGACTGAATCAAGTATGATGGCGGTTGGGTATGAAACTTTCCGTTGAATAAGTAATCGTAGCATTCGTGGATGTTGCCCATTAACCACGCTAAAGCCATCATCAAAAGAAATGCCCCTCCTACTAAAGTCATAAACAATACTATTAATACTGCTTCGTAAACTGTAGTCAAAAGACTCAAAATATTTTCTGTACTGAAGGTAGGTTTTGTGTCCATTGTCATTTAATAAATTCCCTATCCATTTCTTACTATCGTCAATAAAATTACTTACAAAGAAATCAAGCACTTCACTTGGACTATATCTTGTAGATAACTTATAGAAGAAGTATCTATCTTTTCTTTTAGTAAATGAATCCAATGTTGCATTTACCTTACCTGTATATTTATGATAGTCATAGGTGTCTGTTGTAAAATGCAACTTAACACCTAGATATATCTTATATACGTCAAATCCTCCATATGCCATACTAATCTATCAAATACTTATAACAAATTGGGAAATGGTCTTTCATATGTCTTGATAACTGGTGAGTGACCATTCTTGTTTCTGCTTGAGCATTACTCTTACTCCTTAAATTACAAACTCTACTAAATGCAAATACACTACCTGACCATATCCACTCGGTCATCATACATTGAGGTAACACCATTCTTGCCATTTCAGGTGCTATACCTTCTTCTAACATATAGTTATAAGTTCCTTTGCAAGTATCTATTAATTCTGTAATATCAAATTCAATTTCTTCATCACTTGAACCTTGTTTAATACTCTTCTCTGGTTTCTTTCTCCACATAAAAGGTATATAAAACTCTGGTTTATCTGAAACATATCGTCTACTCACTTCGTTCCAACTTAAACCTACTTGATGTTTAACTAATTGTCTTGCAACAAAGATAGGTGCTTTAATTCTAAATGATAGAAAGGCGTGAGCAAATGGTGACCAATGTCCGTGCAATGCCAAATACTTAATTAACTTGTCATCTTTTTCATCAAGTACATCTTTTCTTTTTGCAAATGATACTCTAGCAGCATTTACTACTGATAGGTCAGTACCTAATTTATCTATAAGTTCTATGTCCATTATTCTCCATATCCATCTATTGCTCTTGCGTGAAAAGGATTCTCTTTCTTTTCCTCTTCTTTCAATTCATCATATTTCTTTTTCTTTTTCTTAGGTGGACGACCAA